CTTCGATGTCTTTAAAGACGATCTGGGCGCGCGGTTCGTTCGGGCTGAACCTGACTTTTGCCCAACCTTTGCCCCCTTCGGTCCAAATGCGTTCCACTACCCCAAGTCGGTGTTCGCCGTCCCAGTTGTGATCCTCAAGAAACGGGATCGCGCCAGTCTCAACGCGACCGGTTTTCATCGCCCCGGATCGGTGCGACAACGTTTCGTTCCAAAACCAGCGTTCAACCGGCGTATCCGACGAGAACGAGAACTCGGCCGTGCGTTGCTTTACATCAATGCGATCCCGCTCAATGACGACATGGCGAAATTGCAATGGTAGCTTGGCCGCCAAAGGAGCGCGAACAGTGCTCATTCCGACTCGAATGCGCGTAAATGTGCCGCTTGGCAAACTTTTGCGTTGAAAACGGCTACCGCTTGGGCTTTAAAATACAACCACCCACAAAATATGCCGCGGCGTTTACGCTCAATGCAGAAAATTCATTGGTGGTTTCCGAGTGATCTCACCGAATTAATCCGCGAAGAAGCATTTCGGCTTTCAGTTCGCCCGGGTTATCTGACTACGCTGATAGTCCAAGAGCGTGTTGCGAGTTTCCATTCAAACCCGATTCAAACCCGCGGCGATACAGCGGCGCCTTCGGTTCGCGTACAGCGGCACCAGGCGCCACAATAAGCGGCCGATCGTTTTCCCTGTTCGGCGGTTCCTGTTCGTCGCCGGTACCCTGGCCAGTTGATCCGCCCGAACCGCTGGATGTACTGGGTTTGGTGGTCACCGGGATCAGGTCGATTCCGTATTCGTCGGCGAGCTCTTCCTCGCGAGCCAATGTCTCGAACACATCCTCGATATCCAGACCTTTGCGGGCCAAGACCGCAGTGCGGGTGTCGAGTTTATTGGCAATCTCGAGCACCGCCGCTTGTGCGTCTTTGAGTGGATCGACCCAATCCCAACCGCGCGTCGACCATTTGACTGATTCCAAGACCATCGGAATATCTGTGTAATCGTACCCTGGAACGTCCGAAAACGCGCCCGCCATCGTCGCGGTTTCGAGCCAAGCGGTAAAGATCCGTTCCCGAACCGTCTCGATATACATGTTTTGCAGCCAGCGCCAGACCTCATGATCATGTCTGTCGCCTGTGCGCAACGACGAATAATTAACCCCCTCAAGGTCGCCGGCTAAAATATTATAATTACAATCGAATGTACAAGCTAAGCTGCGCAGCATTGCCTTTTTAAAGTCGGGAAAATTGCTATTCGGTTTGCCGGGATCAAACGGCGTGAATTTCTGTCCTACGCCAAGCACTTCAATCTGGCCGGCGGCCATGTCCTGCACCTGGTTGCCGAATTCGTCAGGCGACGAACCATCATATTTCTGACTGTCGGCATCCATCGTAATGAAGCCCATTTTCGAGCTTGTCACCCTGGCCGTTGTCACTTCTGCAATCTCGAATTGGCTGAGATGCCGCGCTTGCAGAATTGCCGACGTAATCCAAGATATCCCGCGATTCTGCAACCTGTCCGGGATCATTAGATGGATCATGTCGCGCGCGTCGATCCGCTCCCGAGGCCCTTGATAAACCCCATACGAATTGTCGAGCTTGTTCGCGTAAAAGGCGACTGGACGCCCCCACCCGTTCAATTCAACGCCCATCAGGATTTGGTTGCCGTTCGACGCTTGGCCGAAATAGGTAGGGTCAACCGCTTCGGCTTCCATGAACTGTAAAGAGAACTTGAACTCGTTATCTGGATAACCGCGAACCAAACGAATCCAGATCTCGCCGTCAATCGCGCACCGGCGTAAAGCAAAAGCGTCCCCGCTCAGGCAGGAAAATTTGCCGGTAACATCAAAGGTTCCAAGTTTCCCAAAAGCTTCCCATTTTTCCTCGATCGCTTCATTTAAGCGGCGGTTCGGGCGATCGTTGCGATGCGTGTAATGACAATTGCATTCAAACTGGATTCCGCTGGGACCAAACACATTATTTTGCAATAATGATAGCCACCGGCGCACATAAGGATTCTCGCGCTCGAGCGACCGCGCCCGGTTGCGCAAAATTTGCGCGTTGGCGTGGACCATCTGGTCGGCGCTGATCCCGCTCGGCATCCAGTCCGCGGTCGTGTGCGTCAAATCCGCGCTTTCGTAACTTCCACGTTTCCAGTTGGGTGCCGTGACTCGCTGCGGCGGCGGTGTAACGATCGGGCGGTTATATTGATCGACGAGTGGCATAGGTCAAGGCATACGGCGAAATCGTGTGTAAACCAAACGCGGGTTAGCACCAGGAGGGGCTTCCTCGTCCTCGGCTTCGCGTTCCAGATCGCGAATCACCCGTTGCAATTTTTCAATGTCCCATCGCTTCCATGTCTGGTTGAGGAACGAAACGCTTTCGACTTCGTTAGAAACCAGTTTGCGCAAGGTTTCACGTGCGGCCTCGAGGGTTTGCGCCCTGTCGCCTGGCGGGACCACGATGCCGCCGTCGCCTGGGTTGCGCTCGACAACCAAAACCCCTTTATCGAAGGTCACACGTTGCGGCGGCAAGACGACGCTGGCTTGCAGATACCAAGACCAGTTGCCGACTGTCATCGGCCCGGTTTGTGCCGGCGTAAGATTGAAGACCCACGAATCATCCGATTCGCCTTGCTCCCCGGGTGAGGTCACCCGTGCGATGCCAGAAGCCAGAACGAATGAGCATTCGTCGTAATTGGCTGGCCCGTACGCTTCGGAAATGATCGTGAAGCCTACGCTATCCCCGGCAACGATGGATTTTGGGACTGGCACCAGTCGTTAGCGTATAACAGTCAAGCCTAAAAATTTCAATCTTGATTTTTCACGCAAGATTTAAACGCCTTTGAAAGGGTTTGCTTCCCTCGACGCCATCAGGCAAGATTCCGCTTGGCTAAACTGTCTTGATAATCCCAAAGAGAAAAACCCTCGACCCGTCGCGTGGCGGTGTTCGAGGGTTTTTACTTCGGCAATTTGCCAGCAATGGTTGCCAAGCCCATCTGCCGCTGGCACAGCCCGCAGATCAGGTCCGCATCAGGTTTAGCCCAGGCATTCTGGTGACATTGCGGACACGTGAATTTAAGCTTGCTCTCCCTCCGTTTGACCGGCGGAGGCGCCGATTGCCAGTGCAATTGGAAACCCCCCGCTTGTAACGTACGATACGCTTTCTGGAATGGGCCATCAGGCAGGATGTAATGGGTCATCTGCTGCCCAGTTTCTTTGCCACCGGGTTGACCGGTATTCGATGGCTGCAGTCCGATCTCCTTCATCTTGCTGGCCCACTCACGGTCATGATAGGCGCGGCGAGGGGCTTTGCCATGAACCTGCTGCCAGGCGTGGACCTGTTCATGGGCCAAGGTAGAAAGGATTTCCTCATCAGTGCGTGAAGCAAAAACGTCCGGGTTAAGGGCTAGCTCGTGAACGCTAGCCTCGTCGATTCGCCCCTTAAACCGTTTGGGTGCGAAGTAGCCTTCCGAGTTAGCCCGGCGATGCAAGGTGATCAGAACTTGGGGGAGCGAATTATGGAACAACTCCGTGTTGAAGAAATCGTAGGCCTGTTGAAACGCGCGGTACTCAACCGGGGTAATCGCGCGACTATTATTGTATCGTACGTTACTATTCTTGGTTTTCATTTATACTAACCTTTCTCGGCCCAGTTATCACAGACCTTGGCGTTGATCTCGATCGGAACCTGACGCCCGAAAAGCTGATACCAGGTATCCTCCATCACCATTCGGATAATAGAGCATTTACGAAATCGCCGCCGTTAAAAGCGACGATATAGGCGACGAATTCAAATTGTGTCATTATTTTTGATTGCGTATAAAGGTTTCAAGTGATTAACTGTGACCGCGATTGGCTTGGCGCTCTGGCCGGGAATCGAACCCGGATCTGAGATTTGCGAGAACCCCGCTCTATCCGTTGAGCTACCAGAGCACCAAGCAATCGCGGTCTCTGTGATTTGAATAGTAATACACATTCAAACTAGCGCAACCGAAATCGTATTAATATTTCAAAAATCGTGTTTAGGCCGTAGAATCAGTGAAGATGAAAAAGAAATCACCTGGCCGCGGCGGTGCTCGCAAAGGTGCGGGCCGGCCAAGTGATTCCGTCCGCGTAACGGTTTCAATCAGGCTCAAGCGCGATGTTCACGAACGGTTCAAGACCGAAGCACAAGCACGCAAAACTTCCGTTTCGAAAATAATAGCCGATCGACTCGAGGGCGAACCATGAAATTGCCGCGGCCAGGCCTTAAACGGGTTCGGCTCCTGACCAAGATCCGAGTTTGCCACTTTTGCGGATCCCCTATCTATCCGATTCAACGGGTGATGCGCCTGGTCACACCCGACTTTGAGCGCCGCTACGCTTGCCCGATCTGTACTCGGGACGGGAAACGCCTTGAGTAACCCATTACCAGCGCCCGAACGTGATCCGCGGTCGCTGCCGCACCGGCGCCGGCGGCATCGGCGGCCATTGCGGTTTATTCGGCATCGGCGGCATTGGACTCTCGGGCGGCGCGTCCGGTTTCTTGCCTTCCGCGGCCTTGAGCCGTTTTTCCAGCGTGTCCCAAACCACCCGACCCAATAGCCCGAGCGCCGCGTAAGCGTAGACAAAGCAGTCAAGCGCCTCATTGCGCGACCTGCCAGTCAGTTCAAAGCGCTTGTAGGTCTGGCCACCGCTCACATATGCCACCATGTGCTCGCTAGTCAGTTGCCGGAAGTATTCGAGATCTTGATCGTAACAGAAATGGATCCGACCTGGCCCCGGTTCAACCAGCGTCATCCGGCTCATAATCGCCGCTTTGCCCGCATCAACGTGCAATGTAACGTTCCGACCCGCACTTTTAGGCCTGACAATCCACGGCATATCCATCCCACCGCGACCCCGAATCGCCCACACGGCTTTGTGGCGCATTTCCCGGCAGAACTGGTGAATCGATTGTGGCCGGTCGCCCGCATCGAAACACGCACTGGCCACCGTCAGTTCGGCGCCGCCGGCGGTGTAGTATTTTTCCCCCAGGTAGCCGGCCATCTGTTCTCTGAACTCTTTGCGCTCAAACTCTCCAGCCCACACTCGATGCTCAAGTACCCATGATTCCTCGCCTTTTCCCCAGCCAATCAAGGTCGTCTCAATTCGGTTCACTTGCTTGTCCGCTCCCAACGTCAAGACTAATACGCCTTCAGGTAATGTCGGCCGGTCGCCCTCAAAGTAATGTTCTCGGCGTTCGTAGAGGATCCCGGGCGCTGTCGGTTTCTCTGCGGGTTCTT